AATGTACCAGCAGTAGTTACACCAACTTGAGCACCTGGCTTAGCAGTCTTGTAGATTGTACGGATAACTTCACGGTTGATTTCAGCAAGGATCTCAGTAGAGAGAATGTTGCTTAATTCGCCTTCAGCGTCAAGACCATGAACAGACTTCATGTCTTGTGCTAATTCGATAGAGTATTCTGCCTTCAAAGCACGAGTCTTTGCAGTTACAGAAGTCTTTTCGATAGAGAAAGCCATAGCACCGAAAGAACCATCACCAACACCACCTTGACCTAAACGCTCGCCATCGGAAGTGTCTAGACCAGTACCAGTAGTTTCAGAACCACCGAAGTCATAAGCACCAGAGTGAGTACCTGTACCAGCGAAGTCTGTATCAGCTTCGTTGAATAGAGCCTCAGTACCACCTTGAGTTGAATAGCGTGACTTCATTGCGAAGATCAAGCCAGTTGGTTGAGTCATTGGTTGTACACCGCAAACATCATAAGCGATCATTTGTGGCATTGCACGACGAACCAAGCTGATCATTACTGGATCAAACTTAGCGAAACCGCCAGTGTCGCCATAAGAGCCAACAGCGTTAGCTGGAGCAGCTTCAAACAACGCTTCACGCTGTTTAGCCATTTCACGCTCTTGGTTTTCTAGAAGAACCGCAGTTACTTCTTTACGATAGTTGTCACGAATCTTTGGAGCACTTTCGTGCTCAAGAATCGGAGCCCATTTTTTTACTAAATCTTGACGAGATTGCATTTGGATTTCCTTATTTGTTTAATTTGTTGAGCTGTGCAGCATAAGCAGACATAGCTGGATCTAATTTCTTAGAAACTTCTTCAGTCAATGCTTCTACTGGAGCATCAGTAACTACAGATTTAATTTCTGTAGAACCTTTAGTTGTGAAATAATTTTCACGGATAGTCTTTACTTTGGTTTCAAAACTAGCTTGGTCTTCATAAGAGAGTTCTTCAACAAGAGACATAAACTTTTCAGTTTCAGTATCTGTCAAACCTTCGCTTACAGTTTTAACGATTTCACTGCGATTGCTTTCAGCAAGAGTCTTGCTTAGTTCAATGTTAGCAGCAACTTGTTCGTTAAGTTTTGCTTCCAATTCATCGATCTTAGATTCCATTTCGCCAAGCACATCGAATTTCTCTTCAGGAATATCGATATAGTGCTCTTCAAATAAATTCTTCAGACCGCCAATGAAACCTTCAAGAATATCGGATTTCATACCACGCTCTAGGGCAATTTCATTCTGTGTCATCCACTGCTCGGCAATATAGCCGAGGTATCCATCAACTTGCTCAACAATTCCCTCTACATTCTGTGCAACGCTCTCTTGGAGTTTTGCTTCGAATTCTTCTTCAATACGAGCAACTTCTGACTTAACACGAGTCATAACAGCTGCTTCGAAAATAGTTTCTGCTTTAGCACGGAACTCTTCAGAGAGTTCTTCACCATTCAATAATGCGTCAACATCTTCCTTAACGCTAGTTCCCTTGCGAATCGGAGTTTGATCTCCAGCAACGCTAGAAGCAGTAGCTGGATTTGACTTCTTAGAAGTGCCACCTTCGGCTTCTTTTTCGTCGTCTACATTATTCTTATCATTGGCTGGATTAGGTGTTTCACCGCCATTTGGTACATTGTTAGATGCATCACGGATTGGAGACTGATCACCAGCCTTTGCTCCGTCTTTACCTGAGTCCATACCACCTTCTGTGCCGTGTACTTTGAATTCGTCTAGTTTCTTAGACTCAGCCAAAATTTCAGCGATTTTTTGTTCGATTGACATCGTTTTCTCCTGTAACTGGATAGTTCTATTAAATTATTTATAATTTATCTGATTTTACTCAGAAACTTTTGGAAAGCATAAATCTTTGCTTCCTCTAGATTTCGTGAAGAAGCCTTGCGAATAGAACGCTGTGCTTCCTCAATATGTTGTTCCACAAACTTTCCATCAACAAAGACCCACTCTTTTGACTCCATAATACCTCTAACGAACGCATCTGGAGCAGACGGATCGGCAACGATGTCAGCTGCAGTGGACAGCATAAAATCGTCTTGAACAATTTGAACACCTTCGTTATTTGTTTGAAGGGAACCTAGTGCTCTGCTAGATACTCCAAGGTTTGCACCACCATCTAAAAGACCTCGTGCAATTTGACCCATTGGGGTTTCTAGAATCTTTGCTTTGCCGATGTAGTTAGTGCCTTCTTTACGCAAACTAACAATCATGTGAGACACACGATCCAAATTAATGGAAGGAGTATCTGGATGACCAAGTTCGCCATAAGCACGATTCTTTTCGACAGATTCTTTAATGTAACGACCTACTTCATTATCCATAACTGATTCTGGATACATACGACCATTACGATTTTTCAGTTCAGATTGAAGAAAAATTCCTTCAATAAAATATTCTTTTCCTTTGCCAAGTTTAGACTCAACAATGGTATTTGTTTGTTCGAAAACTTCTCTAATTAGTCTCATGATTAACTTCCTACAGCAGATTGGTTATCAAATGGACCATACACAGCAGTTTCAACTTTAGTAGACCAACCAGCAACTTTACGAAGAACTAAGAAACCAGAAACATCTTTTGCAGCACCATTAGTGATAACGATGTCAGAAGTATTATCATTAGTGATTGGAATACCCCACGCATTGGCTTCCATGTATGGAGCATTTTCTGGAGCACATGCAATAACAATTTTACTATTACGATTGATTGTAATCTTTGATGCTAACTCACCCATAACACTAAACTTAACAATATTAACAGTTGGTGTGTCAGAATTTCTTGCTTGAGTAGAAGCAGTTAAGTTGGCAATAGTAATAGTGCCAGACTCTGCAGCAGAAGATGTGAAATGGAGCACAGTCTCCTGATTTGTATTCTTTAAAGTGGTGATAGTCATTGCCATCTTACTGTTCCTCTAATTTTGTAAGCACATGAAAGAAGTTCTCTTTTGACTCTCTCATATACTCAATAATTTCTGTTTGATTATCTAATAAGTTATTTAGGCGCACTTGGGTACGCTCGTCAATAGTTACAATCGACTCATCGCCAAGAACATAATGCAATTTACCCTCAACCAATCTGTCAAGTTTATTAAGAGAACGAATACCTTGAACAACTGGGTCTACACTAAACATGTGAGAAGAAGCAAGTTTTATATAATTTTCGATTAATGTATCGGTAACTTTAATATCGTGATATTCTTTAATAATATTTGCGACAGTATGTTCTGATAGTTCCTCGTATAAGTCTTTTGATACTTGTTCTTCTAACTGATGTGAAATATAGTCTTGTTTAATGTATTGTCTTGCTTCTTCTAAACTCGTAAATTCTGTTTCAATACCATTTATCAAAACCTTACCATCTTCAGTTCTTTCGATTAACTGAAGATAGGATCTGATACTTTCAACGATATCAGATCGCTTTAGAGATTTTGTAAACTCGTAATATTTCATTGTTTAATAGCTATTGGTTTTATCTTCGTAATCACCAGCACGCTGGTTTACTTTATTCATGTCACCACCTGCTCTTTTAATTACTTTTTTAGCCATAACCATTCTTTTTTTCGCTGTTGCTTGTTGTGCTCTAGATGCATCGTAGCGAGGAGTATCGTTACCTTTATTTCGCATGTATTGTTTTACAGCACCATGAAAAGTTTTTGGAGATTTACCTACATTAGTATTAGGTTCATTCTTGCCATAATCACCTTCCATAAGTTCATATTCAGTTTTTTCTTCTTCAGAAAGATTATTATAATCTTCTTCAGAAATAGTATAATAATCTTCAGACATTAAACTATGTGTATACTTGTGTGCGTCTTTAGCATTATCAAACGATTTAGTGTGGTTATTTTGTCCATCGTCATGTGTTACATGAAACTGATTATTTTTATGATGAACCATCACAGAACTAGAATCGTCATCTGGTTTATGAATAAAATGTTGTCCACCGAATGATGAGACTTTTTGCTTTGTGCTAGATGCAACATTATGTGCAATCATAGCAGCTTGGTGACTACCTGGAAGCGATTCTTCAGCAAACATACTCTGTGCAATTCCAACACGCATGTCATCTAACTTTGCAGATAACTTTTCTTGCATTGCCAATGTAAATGCATTTTCTGTTTCCAATGCATCGCCAGCTCTAATTGCTTGGACTAAATTTTGTACTGTTTCGTTCATAAGATTCTCCTATTAATTTGGCCAAGTACCAGTTTTTAATTTGGTGACCTTACCTTTGCTCTGTTGTGTATCTTGTTCAGCGTCTTGTTCTGCGCCAGCATCAGCTTCTTGTTGATCAGGAGCACCTTGATCTTGCTGAGGTTGTTGCATAGCAGCTTGTTGCTGCATCTGTTGCTGTTGTTGTTCAGCTTGGGCATCCATCGCTGGTTGCTGCATTGCCTGTTGAAGTTCTCCTTGAACAGTTGCTTGCTGAATCATGATATCCTGTTCTTTATTCATTTCTTTCTGGATGTCTTTAATTTCTTTATCATCCAAACGAAGAATGTTTTTCTTAACCCAGTCTTGTGAATAATACTTACCAACGAATGGATCTACTATTTGTAACAATCCCATTCTGGCTTGCATAATTTCACTGTCACGGAGTTCAGCGTAGTTATTATCTTCAATATAATCGTATTTAATTCCAACACGAAGATCATCCCATTCATCTGGACGGATAATACCTTTGCAAATTAACTGAACACGAAGTGCGTTGTTAAATAATGCATTAAATTTCTTGCGCAGTCTAACAATAAACTTATTAAACTTAACTTCATCACGAGTAATTTCTTGTGAACGACCAATACTAAAACCAGAAGACTGTTGTAGTCGGCTAATTGGTACATTCAATGAGTGAAACAATTTACCTTGGAAATATTCAATATCTTGAATCTCACCTAAGTTTTGTCCACCTGGAAGTGTAGTAATCTCAGTACCCTTACCACCCTCACGACGAGGCATCCAAAAATCTTCCATCATTGACAAGTGACGACGATCGTCACGAGTTTCACCAGTTGTTGCATCATAAACAATCTTGTTACGGAACTTATTCATAATGTCCGTTACATACTGCTCTGCTTTCAACTTAGGTAAATTACCCACATCAACATAAAAAATTCTTCGTTCAGGTGCACGACTGATACGATAGATGACAAGGGAGTCCTCGATCATCTTTAATTGATTAACTGGTTTGATTGCCTTATGAAGATAAGACATTGCCATACCAGTATTTGGATCTACATAACCTGATGGAACATAGACCACTGAATCAAGAGCCAGTTTAACACCATGTGTTGTTTGCTCTGTAATTCCTTTGTCGTTGTAAAGATAATATTCTTCGATCTCTTTTACAACTTCAACACCTTGTGGTGTTCTTTCTTTTTTGATATTCTTAATACGACGAATCTTGCGAGGATCGATGTATCTTAATTCTTGAATACCGTCTTTAACTCTTGTTTCATCGATAAGAATTTGATAATATAACCTTCCGTCAATATACCATGCACGGAAAGTTTCATGTGCTCTTTC